GCGACCTTCGTCTGGTCGCGCCGCGGGCTCGACGATGGGCAGCCGTTCATCAGTTCGATCACGCCGGCCAAGGTGCTGCACAAGGCGACATCGCGCGCGGTGATCGACGTGGAGGTGCTCGGTGTTCGTTGACCGCGCGGCCGTCTCCGAGCGCCTGGCCGGCAAGCGCATCGCACTGGTCGGCAGCGGGCCCGGCGTGCTGGGCAACGAGCCCGGCTTCGTGGACTCGCACGACGTGGTGATCAGGGTGAACAACCACAAGCTGATCGACGACACCACCGGGCACCGGACGGACGTGCATTACTCGTTCTATGGGCAGTCGATCAAGAAGAGCCGCGCCGAACTGAAGCGCGAAGGCGTCACGCTCTGCATGTGCAAATGCCCGAACGCGAAGGCGATGGAGTCGCGGTGGCACGAGCGCATGCACAAGCCGCACGGTGTCGACTTCCGCTACATCTTCGAGGCGCGGGCGGAATGGTGGTTCTGCGCGACCTACGTGCCCACCGTCGAGGAGTTCCTCGCGCACGTGCGCCTGCTCGGCGGCCACGTGCCGACCACCGGCTTCGCGGCGCTGCTGGATGTGCTGACCTACTCGCCGGCCAGCGTCTACATGACCGGCTTCGACTTCTTCACGTCCGGGCGGCACAACGTCTCCGACCGCTGGAACCCGGGCCGGCCGGATGACCCCATCGGCCACCTGCCGCAGGTCGAAGCGGCATGGCTGCGGTGGAACATGGACAAGCACCCGATCAGCGTCGACAAGGCGCTGGCCAACGTGCTGGAGGGCCGGCCGTGGAGGTGAGGACGTTCGAGTACGAGGGGCAGCAGTTCCCGACGTACATCCGCGAGGGTGGGGCGATGCGCTTCATCCTGCCGGCGGCGGTGCACTTCTGCCGCGGCAACGGGGTCGACGTCGGCGCCGGGCGCTGGCCCTTCCCGGGTGCGGTCCCGGTGGAGGCGAAGGACGGCGGCGACGCGATGCGCCTGCCGCCCGGGCCGTTCGACTTCGTGTTCTCGTCGCACTGCCTCGAGCACCTGGCCGACCCGATCGCGGCACTGGCGCACTGGCGCGACCGGCTGCGGCCCGGCGGCGTGCTGTTCCTCTACCTGCCGCACCCGGACATGACCTACTGGCTGCCGCGCAACTGCGCGAAGCACCTGCACGCCTTCTGGCCGGCCGACATGGCGCGCATCGTGCGCGACCTCGGCTTCGTGAACGTCATCAACAGCGAGCGCGACCTGTGCTGGTCGTTCTCCGTCGTCGGATTCAAGGAGTGAGCGTGGCTGAAAAGGTGATCGGTGATGTGCGCCACGGTGCGCTTGCGAACCCGGCGCTGAACCAGGTTCTGCAGCAGTTCGGCGCGGAGGCCTTCCGCCGCTGCTCGATCATGATGGAGTTCGAGGCCTTCCTGCGCCGCGTGCACGCGCAGCTGCCGAAGCGCCGCATGACCTGCCTCGAGGTCGGCACCTACAACGGCATGTCGGCCATCGTGCTCGCCCAGTACTTCGACCGCGTGGTCTGCGTGAGCGTCGACGACAAGCCGGCCGAGCTGCTGAAGCACGACATCGTCAAGGCGCTCGGCATCACGAACATCCGCTTCTTCGACTGCGCGAGCAACGAGGAGAAGGCCCGGTTGATCCGCGACCTGGACTTCGACTTCTGCTACCAGGACGGCGACCACCTGAACGACACGCACACCGACTTCGCTCTGGTCAAGCGCTGCGGACGCGTGCTGCTGCACGAGTACTGGCCGCTGCAGCCGGCGGTGTGGAACCTGGTGAACGCGCTGCCGCAGAACGAGATCCTGCGAGCGCAGTTCGACTGCCTGGCCTACTGGCAGGCCGGAGGCGTGGGGGCGGCGTGAACAGCCTCTGCCGCCTCATCGCTGCGATGCCGGCCGAGCAAGACGGCGACCTGATGCTGTGCCGCGAGCACGGGCTGGCCTACCAGCTCGACCGGGCGCACGGCGTGGCGTATGACGCGGCCTACTTCGAGCGCACCGGCAGCCACCCGGCCGCGATGGTCGACGCCATCAACGCGGCGCGGGTCTCATTGGTCGAGCGGCACATCGGCGCCGCCCCGGTGCTCGACATCGGCATCGGCTCGGGCGAGTTCATCCGGCGCCGGCCGAACACCTGGGGCCGCGATGTCAACCCGGTGGCCGTGGACTGGCTGAAGACCACCGGCCGCTGGGCCGCGTCTTTCGACGGCTTCGCGGGCGTGACCATGTGGGACGTGATCGAGCACCTGCACGACCCGGAGCAGTACCTGCGGCACATCCAGCTGCATGCCTGGCTGTTCGTCAGCCTGCCGCTGGTCTATGCGCTCGGCGCCATCCGGCTGTCGCGCCACTACCGGCCCGGCGAGCACCTCACCTATTGGACCGAGGAGGGCTTCCTCGGCTGGATGGACGCGCACGGCTTCCGGTGCTTCGAGCGCAACGACGCCGAGATCCAGGCCGGCCGCGAGTCGATCTACTCGTTCGCCTTCCGGCGCTACAGGTGGCCAGCGTGACCGAGAAGGTCTACCGCGGCAAGAACGGCTTCGTCTCGGCGCGGTTCCGGGGGTCGCTGGCCGAGAAGATAAAGGCGCTCGGCAAGGGCGCCGAGGAGGCGCTGCGGCCCGCGGCGCAGGCCGGCGCGCAGGTGTTCTACGACGAGATGCGCGCCCGCGTGCCGGTGGCCGAGGGTGTGCTGCGCGACTCGATCTACCAGTTCCACCTCGAACGCAAGTCGACGGACGGCCGGCAGGTCTACGTCGTCGGCCCGAACAAGGGCAAGGCGCCGCACTGGCACCTCGTCGAGTTCGGGCACTGGCAGCCGTACGCCGTCGTGAAGATCGACGGCCAGTTCGTCACGCTGAAGGACCGGCCGCTGCCGGCTCCGGTCTTCGTCCCCGCGGCACCGTACATCCGGCCGACGCTGGATGCCACCAGCACGCAGGCCCTGGAAGCCATGCGCGAGCGCTACACGCAGGCGCTGCGCGAATCGAACACGGGGTGGCAATGAGCTTCGAGGCAGCGATCGGCGAGCGTCTGCGCGGGCTGTGCGATGGCCGCTGCTGGCCGGATCTGCGGCCCGTCGGCGTGAGCCAGACGCTGCCCTTCGTGACGTGGCAGCAGATCGGCGGGCAGGTGGTGTCCTTCCTCGAGGGTGGCCACCCCGGGCTGCGCAATGCCCGCATCCAGATCAACACCTGGGACGCGACGCGACTCGGCGCGAACCAACTCATGCGCGCGATCGAGGTCGAGATCCTCGGCACCCCATCGCTGCAGGCCACCGCCATCGGTGCGCTGACGGCGACCTACGACCAGGCCGTGAAGCTCCACGGAGCACGGCAGGACTTCAGCGTCTGGCTCGCTGACTAGCGACTGACGCCTTCGGAACAGAGGGCCGCCACCGGCAACGGGGCGGCCCTTTTCGTTGCCCCTTGCGGGGCCTCATCAATGCCCGCCTCGCGGGCTTTTTCCATCTGAAAGGGCCCACCACATGGCCGCGATCCAACTTCCCGACGGTTCCACCCTCTCGTATTGCGCACTGGCCTCGCTCGGCACCGCGAAGGTCATGTCCGCACTGAGCAACGCCAGCGAGGCCATCGCCGTGCTGGCGTCTGGCCACAGCATCGTGGACGACGACATCCTGGTCATCTTCAGCGGCTGGCTGAAGGCGAACAAGCGCATCGCCCGCGCGAAGGACGTGGACACCGACAACAACGTGACCTTCGAGGGCATCGACACGTCGAGCACGACCCGCTTCCCGGCCGGCTCCGGCACCGGCACGATCCAGGAGGTGCCCTCGAACTTCTGGGTGCAGATCCCCTACGTGAAGGACTTCACCGGCCAGGGCGGTGAGCAGCAGTTCGTCACGGAGGAGTTCCTCGACTCCGATGACCAGTACGAGTTCCCGACCTCGCGCACGCCGCGGCGCTACAGCTGCGGCGTCGCGTTCCAGGGGACCACGGCGACGCACTTCGGTGGCCTGCGCACGGCCAGCGAGAACCGGCACGAGATCCCGTTCCGGATCACCTACCCGGACGGCTCGGTCAGCTACTTCCTCGCGCTGGTCTCCTTCGACCCGGTCCCGACCGTGACGAAGGGTCAGGTGCAGGTCAACACGCTGACGATGGCGGTGCGCGCCGAGCCCACCGTCTACGCGGCCGCCTGATCGGCAGGCCCTGAAGAACAAGCCCCACCCCGAGGACTCACAACATGGCCGCCAAGCAACAGCCGGCGAAGGTCAAGGTCGACCTCTTCCCCGCCGGCCCGATCACGTTCACCGCTCCGGTCGAGATCCCGACCGCGAGCGGCGACACCCTCTACATCGAGTTCGTGTTCAAGCACCGCACGCGCAAGCAGCTGGGCGAGCTCGCCGATGCCCGCGTCGCGAAGCTGAAGGAGCGCTTCGACCGCGTGCGCGCGGAGCGTGCCGAGCGCGAGAAGAGCGGCGAAGCCACAGCCGACGACGACGCCTTCACGCCTGGCAAGTACGTCGAGGACGCGGTCCAGGAGATCGAGGACAGCGTCGATGGACTGCTGGAGATCGCCGAGGGCTGGAACATCGACGGCCACGAGTTCAACGCGGAGAACCTGCAGGCGCTGTGCAACCTGCACGGCGCGGCGGCGAACCGCATCTCGACCACCTACCGCGAAGCGCTGGCGAACGGCCGCCTGGGAAACTCACCGCGGTAGCGGAGCGCCTCTACCAGCGGCTGCCGTCTGCTGAGCAGGCGCAGGCGCTGGGGATCCCGCTGTCCGCGTATGCGGCGCAACCGCCCGTCGAGGTCTGGCCCGAGAACGTCACGGCCGTCGACATCTTCATGAACCTCGGCACCCAGTGGCAGACCGGCTCGATGGGCGGCTACACCGGGCTGCGCTATGACGTGCTGCCCACCGTCACGCAGTGGGCCGGCATCACCGTCGAGCCCGACCAGATGCCCGACGTCTTCCAGGCCCTGCGCTGGCTCGAAAGCACGGCGTTGGGCCTCCTGAACAAACGCGATGAGGACTGACCCACATGGCTGACGACGTTGCAGGTTCCAGCGCGCTAGAAGTCTCGGCCGACGGGTCGGGCTTCGTCGCGCAGCTGGACCGGATGACGAAGGCCGCGGAGACGTTCGAGCGTCGCGCGGTCCAGTCGGCGGGCAGTGTCGGTCGGC